TGCCAGATACGAAAATCAGCACGAAGCTATTTATGATACAGAAACTTCTGACAGAGCTTTTGAAGAAGAAGTAATGCTATCAGGTTTCGGTACAGCGCAAGTAAAACCAGAGGGAACTCCGGTCAACTATGATGACGCAACAGAGTCATTCACAGCGCGTTATACACACGAAACAATAGCACTTGCTTTTGCGATCACTGAAGAAGCAGTAGAGGATAACCTTTACGACAGAATCAGTTCTCGTTATACAAAAGCATTAGCTCGTTCAATGAGTAACGCTAAACAAGTGAAAGCAGCAAACGTATTAAATAATGCATTTGATTCTTCTTTCACAGGCGGTGACGGTGTGGAACTTTGTTCTACTGCTCACCCATCAACAGGCGGAAACATCTCAAACGAGTTAGCAACTGCTGCTGATTTAAACGAAACATCTTTAGAGCAATCATTAATTGATATTGCTGGTCTAACTGACGACAGAGGATTAAAAATCGCTCTGAACGGAAGAAAACTTATTATTCCAGTCAATCTTCAATTTACTGCTGAAAGATTAATGAAATCTAATTTGAGAACAGCAACTGCTGACAACGACATCAATGCCGTTGCAAGCATGGGAATGTTACCAGAAGGTTATACAGTTAATAACTTCTTAACCGATACTGATGCATTCTTCATTAAAACTGATTCTCCAAATGGGATGAAGCATTTCCAAAGATCACCTATCACAACTAAAATGGAAGGTGACTTTGAAACTGGTAACGTAAGATACAAAGCAAGAGAGAGATACTCCTTTGGTTTCTCTGACTTCAGAGCTATCTTTGGTTCACCAGGAGCATAAAAACTTAACTTGTGGGGCTTCGGCCCCACAATAACTAGGGATTAAACAATTACACCGACTGACCTAGCAGACGATCGTAGAGACGGTGTAATAAATACTACGAGGTAAAAAATGTCTAATTCAACATTTAGCGGTCCAGTTAGATCAGAGGGTGGTTTTAATGTAATCAATAAAGCTGCTGCAACTGGAGCTGTTACAGAAACAGGTTTTTCTGTTAATTCTACTGGTCAACTAGTTTCTATGGGAACTAGAAAAATTCAATCATTTGCAGGTTCTTTAGCAGCCACAGACGCGGCATCAACTGCATATGGAGACGGTGATGTGCTTGTAGAGCTCGGTGCATTAAATACAGATGCACCAGACGGACTAGTAACACCTACTAAATTTTTTATTCACAGAGCATTAATTGGTATTACAACTGCGGCAGGAGAAACTCTTGTTGGTGGTTTATCATTAAGTGCAACTTCTGGTACAGCTACTAACTCAGCAGTTTCTTCTGGAACTGAAATCGTTGGTGCTGGTGTAACATCTTTTAACGAACAGTTAAGTGCTACACAATCAATCACAGAAATTGACGTGAACTTTAACGATAGTGCTGGTAACTACCACATATTCGTTCCAAATGTTACAGCGGCAATCGCTAGCAAAAACTTATATGCTTTTGCTACAACTGCGGTAAACGCTGACATAACTGCTGGAAGATTTACAGTAGAACTAGAATACTCAGTATTTTAAAATAACGTGGGGCTTCGGCCCCACACGTTCTTGATTAAGGAGGGAACATGGCAGATACAGTAACAGGACCAACAATCCTACAACAGAATGATAAGAGAGTAACAATTAAAATAGTAGTCGAGTCTGACGGAACAGGTGGCACAACAGTTTTTGGTGACGTTTCAGCCTTAACAGGTAACAATGAAGGTCAATCAGTTACAACACTTTCTTTACAAAGAGTATGGTGGACTTGCGCAAATGGCGACGGTGCAGATGCTTTTGCTCGTTTAGATTATGAAGATTCAGATGGAGATATTCCAATTATAACTTTAATAGATTCTGGTTATTGGGACTTTAGAGAATTTGGTGGTATACCAGCAAATACAAGTTCAAATAGTAATCAAAATGATGTTAACTTTGTAGTGGCTGCGGCTGCAGACTCAGGTAATACATATACTTGTATTGCAGAGTTTATTAAAAATTATTAATGATTTCTAGATCTTCTATGCCTCAGCAAATATCTAAGGCAGGTCAGAAAAAGAAATTTATTAAAAAAAAGAAAAAGAAAAAGGTAAAACATGGCAACATCAGGAACAAATAGTTTTGATTTAGATGTCGATCAGGTCATAGAAGAAGCTTTTGAAAGATGTGGAATTAATTCTAGATCTGGTTACGATTTAAAAAGTGCAAGACGTTCGTTAAATATTATGTTAGCTGAATGGGCTAACAGAGGTATTAACTTATGGACAGTAGAACTTAGAACAAAAACTTTAACAGGAAGCACTACAAGCTATACTTTAGATTCAGATTTAGTTGACGTATTAGAAGCTGTTGTATTTACATCTTCAGATACATCAACTGATATAGAAGTAGATAGAATAAGTAGAGCAGAATATTTAAACATATCTAATAAATCAACAACAGGGACTCCTGTGCAGTATTTTTTAGAAAGAGGAGCTTCTACTCCTACTTTATTTTTATATCCAACTCCAGACGGAGCACATACTTTTAAGTATTATGGATTAACTAAAATACAAGATGCGGGTGATTACAATGATCAGTTGGAAGTTCCAACAAGATTTATACCGTGTTTAACTTCTGGTTTAGCTTATTATGTATCTGTTAAAAAGGCTCCAGAGAGAACTCCTTTATTAAAACAATTATATGAAGAAGAGTGGCAACGAGCATCAGAAGAAGATAGACCTCGATCTAGTTTCTTTGCAACTCCAGAGAGAAGTTATATCTAATGCCAAAAGCAACTGGTAAATACTCACAAGCAATATCAGATAGAAGTGGCATACAATTTCCTTATAAGGAAATGCGTAAAGAATGGAATGGATCTTTAGTTCACAAATCTGAGTTTGAATCAAAACATCCTCAATTAGAAAGACAAAGACACTCTTCAGATGCACAAAGTATAGAAGACGCTAGACCTGATAGAACAGAACCAATGACAGTTTTTGTTGGCGGTTCAGGATTTTTTGAATATAATAATTCCATGCAAGTTTCTAAAAAGCAACCTCCTGTAGTATCTTCTTACTTAGGAAGTGTAACGGTAAGTATTTCATAATGGCTACAACATATTCAGAATTAACTCAACAAATTTTAGATTATACAGAGGTTAGCTCTGATATCTTATCCTCTACCATAACTAATGATTTTATTGAGCACGCAGAAAATAGAATATTTAGGGATGTAGATATTGATGTATTTAAGTCTCATCAAAGTGCTAATCTAACAGCTAGTAATCCATTTTTGTCTTTACCAGGTGGTAGTAGACCAGAACCAACCTCGTTGGGAACTGTAAGAACCATGCAAATATTTGCACCTTCAGGAACTCCAACAAGAAGTTTTTTAGAACAAAGAGATGTAAGTTATATGAATGAATATTGGCCAGATAGGACTGCAACTGCAGAGCCTAGATATTGGGCATGGTGGGATCACAACACAATTTATGTTGCACCTACTCCTGATCTAGCATATAACGTAGAGTTAGGTATAACTAGATTACCAACAAGACTGTCTAGTTCAAACAGTACCTCATGGTTAGGTGATAATGCTCCTGCATTATTACTTTACGGATGTCTTGCAGAAGCCTTCAAGTTTTTGAAGGGACCAGCTCAAATGCTGCAAATTTATGAACAATCATATCAACGTGCTCTTCAAGAGTTGGTTATAGAA